GGTACGGAAACCCTTGCTGGTGCCAGAAAGCCACCAGATCATCCAACAGATGCTCCTGCCCCTCTTCTCCCAGATGCCCCCATTCTTTGGAGCGTGTTGTCAGGTCTAGGGGCATCTTCACAGGTTCCAATGTCAAGCGGGGGCGTACAGGAACAGTGCCCACGGGACGCTGTTTGGCAGGGTACTTGTGGGCCATCTCGGGGATCAGGTAAGAGCGGACAAGGGAAAAGAACAGATCCGTACTCCCAGCTCGCACCCCGAGGATTTTACAGGTCTCTGTGGACTGTGGGCGGATGTAGGCATCCAACCCAAACCGCTTCCCTACCCGCCGTGCCACATCATCGGCAGCGGCTACCGTGATGTCCCCCAGTGCAATTGAAGGCAACCCTGAATCCAAGTGGCCATCATCAAAGTACCAGTAGGCCAAGGACCGGGCACTCAGGTGTGTCAGGATGCTCTCTGGGAAGACCTTGACTCCCTGTGGATAAAACAGCTTGCGAAGGTACTGGAGCCATTTGTGTGGTGCTGTCCGCAGAAGGAACGTGTACGCCACAGTGCCGCTGTCCATGATCTTCTCCCCAAACTGAACAGGCCTGCTCAAAGGAGCCCACAGGTCATACAGATGGTGGACGTACCCCACCTGGGAATGGGAGTGCCCCACCTGAAAAGAGCCCCGTGCTGTGACATGTCCATCCCCGAGCAGAACACCTATCAATGTCTCCTGCTGCCCCTCTGACAAAGGCCCCTCCTGTGTAGCCCTCTGTGTTTTGGTCAAGGTGTGGATACCCCACCTCTGCCGCAACCTCACGATCACAGGCTTGCTCACCCCATACATCTTCCCGATCTGGGCATCCCCCATTCTGGAATAGATGTCTGCAAGGACCACAGGTGTCAGATCCTCAATTGTGGGCAAACCCTGTGCTTCCCGTACTTGGTCCCTTCGTTGTCTGGGATTCAGTGTTTGGATCCCCCACTGCTTTCTGTACCGGGAGACCAGGGCATCTGAGACACCATAGAGGGCAGCGATCTCGGCATCATTCTGCTCCAAATACAGCTTTCGCAAGACCTCTGGTGTGACCACCCTGCGGAAAGCCCCATATACTTTAGGTGTGTTTGTTTTGTCAGATGCCATAACCTTTAGCCTTGTCGGTGTTTAGGGGTAACCTACTATACCTACAAGCCAACAGGTTTTCAACAGGGTTCAGGACACAAGGCAAAGAAAATAAAGCAAGAGCAAAGGAAGAGAGGGCACGACAGCAACCCCCGAATGCACAGAACCCCCGACCCGAAGGCCGAGGGCTCGTTGAGAACCGAGGTTCTACTATGACTAACGGGTGATCGTCAGACGGGTCAGACCACGGGGGTTGAACGCGCCGATACCGAGGTTCTCGAAGCAGGAGAAGCCGATGGTGCGAGCCTTCGGGTCGTCTGCGCTGAGAACTGTCAGCTCAATGCGAACGGGGATGCGGCCGAACATTTCCGGTTCGCAACACACATAGACCGTTCCGACAGGCACGAGGCGGCTGACGATGATCTGTGCTCCCCAGAGGGTTGCCATCAGGCCGGTCTTCAACAAATCGCGCTGGGATTCGATGTCCAGGATGTCGCGACCGAACTTGCGGAGGTCCGCGTAGTCCCGAGCGTTCATGAACACGCGAGCGACATGAAGGTCATGACGCTCGATCAGTGCGAAGGCATCAGCCAGGACAGCACCAGAGATCGGAGCGACCACGGGGATGTCAGGGTTGGTGCCGCCAGCCACGGAGTCGAAGCCGTTGGTGGCGATGCTGTCGAGCACTGCGAAGACACGCTCGTCTTCTGCTGCCTGGATCTGGGCACGGGCCAAGTCCTGGGCGCGCTCGATGAGGTCGAACCGACGTTCCTTGATCTGCGTGAGCGGGATCTCGGGGTTGGATGCGATCTCGAAGAGGGGGAAGATGACACGGCGAGGCTTGGTGACTGCGAGGATGTTCTCGCCTTCTTCACCAACGACGTATGCCGTCACATCGGGGTCCTTGTCGTAGATGGGCAGTGCGCCGTCAGGGAGCTGTTCCACGAGGAAGGTCTTACGACCGACTGCGGTGTAGTCCCGGCGGAGGCGCAGAGGCTGGGTCATCGAGGCTGCGAGCTTAGCGCGACCCTGGGGGGTCTTGATGAACTCGGAGATGATCTGCTGCTTTGCAGCGTTGGATACGTTGCTCATGATCTTCTCCTAGATCCGCTGGTCGTAGACGATTTCGCCCTGCGTTGCATCAGCAGGCATCTTGAGGATGCCGATGATGGTGGACGCAGCCCAACCGTGTTCGATTTCAGCCATGATGCCAGCGTCATCCAGGGTCTGACCGTTCACCACGTCCCAAGTGGGACAGAGGAAGCCATTCCTGGAAGCCGCGAGCGCGAGGCCCGTGGTGTAGGTGATGGGGTCACCTGCAGCGCCAGCACCTGCGACCGGGTTGGCCAGGAACTGCGTCTCGAAGAGAGCATTTCCGTAGGTGCCCTGCGCCGAAACGTAGGGGCCCTTGCCAGAAGCGGAGGCGGGGAGGTTCTCGTATGCGTTGCCAGCAGCCGAGTTGATGAAGCAGCCCAGGGGACGCACGAGGCGCTCCTGTGCGGCGACAGCGAGGGTCTCGGCGTTACCGCCGACGTAGTTGGCACCCTGGTCTGGGCGCGTGAACGCGATGGAACCACTCATCACGCCCAGGACACTAGTGTCAACCTGGGTAGAGATAGTGGTGGTCACCACGACGGTGGGCGGATTGGTCTGGGTGAAACTGTCGTCCGTCAGGATTCCCACGGTGTTACGAACACCAAGGTGGAGAATCCGCAGCGCGGAGGAAGATTCAGTCCATGCACCACTCGCCTGTCCAAGCAGAGGCATGTTGTCTCCTTCATGCGACCGCTCCCTGTTTACAGGGACGGTGGGGGGGGGCGCGGAAACTGTTGGGTGAGACAACCTCATCCAAACTTGTTCCGTCACTAAGTCCCCGCGTTATTGAAGGGATATTGAGAAGAACTTCGGCCCGGTAGGAAGAAAAGTCCTACCGGGCCGATATTTGTTCCTGTAGAGGGGGGAACAAACCCCCACTACTGGAAAGTCACTGTGCTACTCGAAGAACTTGGTCACGTCGGGAGCGGTCTCCCAGAGCTTGCCGAGTTCGTTCATCTCGTTGGAGGCGCTCTTGGTCATGGTCTGGTTGCCCAGAGTCTTGGGGCCAGTGCCTGCCTTCTTGGGCTGGGGACGCTCGGCAGCTTCCTTGTCGTCCTTGTCGTCCTTGGCCTCTTCGCCAGCGACCTTGTCGTCTGCCTGGTGGAACAGATTGGCCAGTGCCATCTCGTCCTCGGGGAGGATGTCGTTGGTGCCGCCCAGACCCATGGGGTCATCCATCATTTCCAGGCTGATGTCAGTCTCGGCGTCCATCATGGGATCGTCTTCGATGATCATCTCATCATCCACGATGTCCATCATGGCTTCGGGGGCGACCTCTGCCACCTCTTCGACCATTTCCTCTTCCATGGCGTTCTCGTTGCAGCCTTCGCAGCCGGAGTCCAGCTCCGCCAACATCTGGGCCAAGAGGACTTCCTCTTCGTCCTCTTCCACGACTTCGGCAGCCTTGTCCCCATCCTCATCCTCATCGTCATCGGCGTCTTCGCCAGCGACCACGGGGTTGCGGAGGGTGTCGAGCTGACCCTGGAGGTCGCGGAGAGCGGTCAGGACTTCGGCCATGCGGTCAGTCGAGGCGTCCTTGTCGGACTCATCGGCTGCTTCCACATCGGTGGCTTCCTTGCCCTCTTCCTCTTCCTCATCCTCATCACCAGCCAGCATCTTGCGGAGCAGGACTTCCTCGTCCTCATGGGCAGCTTCCATCCGGCGGAGGGTAGCGTCCAGGGAGACATCGGGGAGATCCATCAGCTCAAGGGCCTGGTCTTCGATGGTGGGGACATCCAAGCCAACGAGAAGGGTCTGCGCGATGCGGATGCACTTGGCAGCCTTCTTCTCAGCGGCGACACGAATGTCAGCAGCCTGCTTGGCAGCGGGGTGGCCCGTATCGGTGGGAACCGCGGGGGCCTCGCTGTTGGGGTAGGGACCAGTCGTCGGGTCTTCGGCCCATGAGGAGGTGTCACCATTCTCGTAGTGATGCTCATCGGGGTCGGGCTTGGCGGCGGGGTGGTCAGGGTCCATGGGGACGGCGGGGGGGGCGGATGCCCTCTTGTCGGCTTCTTCGACCGGGAGGGAGGCGCGCTTTTCCTCACCGTCCCACGTCATGCGGTTACGCGTGCTCATCACACACTCCTGCTTTTTGGGGGTAGGCAAACGGAGGAAACTGCCTCCGCGTGGGATAGGATTTTACCGAGGCGGATGAACGCCTTGGCATCCTGGAGACTGATAGGACGCCTCACCGTGCTCTTACACGCGGTCAGGAATTTCCCCACAGTAGGGTAGTTATCGGCAGAACCGACCGAAAGGGCTGCCTGGTAGACATCCACAGGGACGTTAATCCCAAAGTTGCCGTCCAGTACTGCCACACTGTTCACAAGGTCTGCATCGGAAGTAGCAGTCTTCGTCAACGTAGCTGTGGCTGCCCAATATGCCTGCCTGTAGGCTTGCTTGGCTGCCGCAACACGGACACGCTGCAAAGAGCGTGCTGCTTTCTTACGAGCTTCCTTGATGAGAGTATCGTTAGGAGCAAAGGTGGGAGCCACTACAGGGGCATCCTTATCCTTGTCCCGCTCCAAGTCCTCACGGACACGGGTCTTGACCCTGTCCACTACCTCATGGAGGACATCATCCTCTAGTTGGTGCAGAGGGCTCTCTTCCTTGGGCTTCTCAGCCTCTTCACCGCCGCCTTCGTCACCGCCGCCTTCGTCACCGCCCGGCTCATCGAAGTTGAAAGCATCCACGGGGGTGCCTGCCTGACGATGGGGGTCAAGGACCAGGGTGTGTTGAACAGCAGGATTTGCGACCTTGCCGACAACCCGCTCACTCGTGGTCTCGGAGGCAGCCTTGGCGATACCACAGCTGTCAGTCCAGTCACAGGGAGGGGTGTTCAGGATTTCCTGGATTCGGGAAGCCTGCTTGTCTGTCAGATCGCCGGGGTGGATGATGTTCCGCAAGACCGCGCCAGTGAAAGCGGGTGCTGCAACCCAGGAAGCCTCGATGAA